CCTCTGTTAATGGTGCTTATTCTAATCCATCTGAATCTATTGAAGATTATGGTAATGGTTGGTATAGAATTTCTCTATCATTTACCTCTGATGCTTCTGTTGAAGTAAGACCACATATTCAATTTCCAGTTCAAATGACTAATGATGATTATGTTTTACTATGGGGAGCGCAACTAGAAAACCAATCTTATAGCACCTCCTACATACCAACTAACGGAGCAACAAACACTAGGCTACAAGATATTGCAAACAATAGTGGTAACTCTAGTTTAATAAATAGTACAGAGGGTGTATTTTATGCTGAAATAAAAAGGGATACATCTGCTAATACATTTCATTTAATTTCATTAAACAACGCATCCTCTAATAGTGATGCAAATTCTGTTGCTATTGGAGTTAATGGTTCTGATTTATTTTATGTGAGAGTAAAAAGTCCAAATGGTTCTTATACAAATCAAGGCATACCAATGTCTATTGGTGATTTTCATAAAGTAGCAATAAGATATGAGCAAGGAAATATAGGGTTATTTATAGATGGCACGAAAGAAGGTACTTTTACTGGTGCTTGGTTGTTTACACTGCCATTAGATAATTTATCCTTTGATTACAACGGAAATGGGTCTTTAAAATTCTTTGGAAAAACCAAAGCACTAGCAGTTTACAAAGAAGCATTAACAGATGCAAATCTAAGATGCCTTACATATCCAAATCCAGTTGCAACAACATTTGATTTAGACTTTGATACTATTGCAGAGCAGTTTACTTTTACTAGAGGCTCAGAAGCTACGTTTGTAAATGAACAAGGGTTAATTGAAAGTACAAATCAAATAGGTCCAGAATTGGTGACTAATGGAGATTTTGCTACAGATAGTAATTGGACTAAGGGTACTGGATGGACTATTAGTGGAGGCAGTGCAAACTATGATGGTGTAAATGCATATCAATTATTAAGACAAGGAACTGCAAATGGTGTCGTGGGAAAAACTTATCTTGTAAAATATGATGTTATTAATAATAGTGGAGTTGGTGGCATATATGCTAAATTTGGAGGTGTTAATTTAAGCGGCTATAATCAAAATAATGGAAGTTTCGAGTTTTATGCTACAGCAGTCTCAACAGATTATATAAGATTTACACCACAATTAAATTTTACTGGCTCAATAGACAACGTATCTGTAAAAGAAGTAATATCTGCAACTAACACACCAAGAATAGATTACTCAACTGGTGCAGAGGCATTCTTGTTAGAGCCGCAGAGTACGAATTTGGTAACAGATAGTCAAAACTATAACAGCACTTATTGGAGTAAGCAAAGTGGTGTTTTATCAGATGGAGGTGTTGGTTTATTTTATTTAAGCCCAACTTCTAATGTTATTAAGTATGAGGTAACACAAACTCAATACAATCAAATGTATTACAAGTTGCCATCAGGTGTAACAATAGGAAACACATATACGCAACAAGGATATGTAAAATGTGACGATGCACCTTATATACATTTTCAAATACACGCATTAAGTGGTAGCGCTTATATTGTTTGGGATAACGTAAATAATACAGTTATATCCGCAGACCCATCTATTGATAGCTATAATATTAAATCCTTAAGCGATGGTTGGGTAAAGGCTGAAATAACTTTTACCGCAGCAGTCTCAAGTATATATGCTTCATTAAAAACTTATTTTTCAACAAGCTCAACATCAAATTGGGCGGGTGTTTCGGTTGGAACAATAGCTTATCAAACTTTTGTTCAAGTAGAAAACCTACCCTACGCAACTTCATACATCCCAACATCGGGAGCATCAGCTACACGTAATCAAGAATTATGTAACAATGCAACACCAGTTATTAATAGCGAGGAAGGAACATTGTATGCTGAGATAGCAGCTTTGGCAAATGATAGTACTTTTAGAATGATAAATATTTCAGACGGAACACTTGACAATAGAGTAGAAATAAGCTATTCAAATACAGATAATTTGATGAGAGTTATTTGTTATGTAAATGGTGTAACAGTAGCAACTAAAAGTAATATATCGGCAAATATTTTAAATTTTAATAAAATAGCCTTTAGTTATAAAGAAAATGATTTTAAAGCATATCTAAACGGAGTAAATGTTTTTACAGATACAAGTGGTGCAATTTACCCACCTAATACACTTAATAGAGTTGATTTTGGTATACCATCAGTAAGTGGTTTTGATTTCTTCGGTAACACTAAAGGTTTAAAATATTATCCAAAAGCATTAGCAGACGTACAATTAGAAGATTTAACAACAATATAATTATGAATATTTATAAAACAGTATTTGATACAGAACAACAAGGTAAAGACGTTTTAATACAAAAAGACGTTTGGCAAGAAGTAACAGAAGAAGGTGTTACATCAATGCGGTATATCAACGGAACAAAAGCAGTTGTTTATATTGGCAAGGTGGTAAAAACACCTGGTACTTATGACCCAGATGGAAAGGAAATAACACCTCCAATTTATTACGATGGTGTTGCTTATGATATTATGAGTACAGATGACTTAGACTTCGGAAGTAATGAAGTTTACCCAGGAGATGCTTCAGCACATCAATTCTATGGATTTCCAAGAAACGCAGAAGTTCAACCACCTATTGAAGAAGAAGAAGTAATTTCAGAATAAATAGTGTAACTATATATAAAAAATAACCAATCAAATTAAATAAAATGGGAAAATTAACAGATGAACAATTAAAATCAGTAAAAGAATCACAAGGAAAGATCAACAACATATTAGTTGAAATAGGTTTCTTAGAGTCTAAAAAAGCTGAATACTTAGGTATGCATTTTGAAGCTGCAAAAGCTCTAGAGGAAATTAAGTCAGAGCTAAAAGAGCAGTATGGTGATATCACTGTAAACCTAATTGATGGGTCTTTTGAGAAGGTAGAGGCTAAGGAAACAAAAACTCTTCAAGTAGCTGAATAGTGAGTTCTATTATAAGAAAAATAAGTATAGGTTCAGACTATAAGAACGATGCAATGCATTACTCTGTAGGTCAAGAAGTATATGGCGGTCACAAGATAGCTTATATACTGCTGAGCGAAGAAGATAACTCTTATAATATACACATCAAAAAAAACAATGAGGTAATGCCGTGGAAGAAGTTTAATTCTAATATGGCAATATCCATTGAATACGATCTTCAGTATTAATGAGAAGTGTATATGACTTTATTGTAGAGCCAATAGGAGAGAGATACGACAACGAGTTAAAAATAGGTGATAAGAAATTAGTTTTAAATTCTAAAATAGAAAGTCACAAGTTTATAAATAATAAAGCTAGAGTGATATCTGTGCCAATAGCCTTCAAAACCCCCATAAAAATAGGTGATGAGGTTATTATTCACCACAATGTATTTAGAAGATACTATAACCAAAAAGGTAAAGAGGTAAATAGTAGTAAATACTTTAAAGATAATAAATATTTTTGTCAATTAGATCAAATATATTTGTATGGCAAAGATAACTCGTGGAAACCTTTTAATAATAGATGCTTTGTAGCGCCTGTACTTAATAAGGATGAGTTAGAGCTAAAGAAAGATAAAAACCATATTGGAATACTAAAGTATGGTAATAGTTCCTTAGAAGCTCTTAAAATAAACGAAGGAGATGTTATAGGCTTTACACCTAACAGCGAATTCGAATTTGTCGTTAACGATGAATTATTATATTGTATGAAATCAAAAGATATTGTAATTAAATATGAGCACGAAAAAAACCAAGCTCAGTATAATCCAAGCTGGGCAAAGAGCAGTTGAGGAGTTAATAAAAGTAGCTAAAGAACCTATAGTAGATTCAGGTGATGATATAACTGCTGATAGATTAAAGAACGCTGCAGCTACAAAGAAGCTAGCAATATTTGACGCTTTTGAAATACTAACACGTATAGAAGAAGAGAAAAGTATGATAAATGATACTGACAATGCTAAAGAAAAACCTTTTAGAGGTTTTGCAGAAGGGAGATCTAAATGATTTACGAGCAGACATTAGTAAAAACGCTAGACGATTATATTAAGCCATCAGTTGTAAAAAAGAATAACAGACATAAAAAGTGGAGTTATGGTTACAACGCTGATCACGATATAGTTATAATAAGTAAAGACGGTACTTTAGGTGAAGTAGTACAAATACAAAACCTAGTTATAGGTTTGCCATCTGAGCCTGAAAAAGTTTACAAGCGTTCAAACAAGAGAGCAGAGCAGAAATGGGAAAAGTTAAATTATCCTAAAGAGCTATTAAAAATAAAAAGCGTGTTTGACTGGGAGAAATATCCTAACGCATTTAAAGAAAAATGGTATGACTATATTGATGAAGAGTTTAAAAGACGTGAAGAAGGTTTTTGGTTCAAAAATAATGGTGTTGCTAATTATATTACTGGCACTCACTATATGTTCTTGCAGTGGTCCAAGATTGATGTTGGGGCAGCAGACTATAGAGAATCAAACAGATTATTCTTCATATTCTGGGAAGCTTGTAAATCAGATGTACGTTGCTACGGAATGTGCTATCTTAAGAACAGACGGTCAGGGTTTTCTTTCATGGCATCAAGCGAAGCGGTTAATCTCGCTACAATATCCACAGACTCAAGGTTCGGAATTTTATCAAAATCTGGTCAGGATGCGAAAAAAATGTTTACTGATAAAGTGGTACCCATCTCAGTTAATTATCCCTTCTTCTTCAAACCAATCCAGGACGGTATGGACAGGCCGAAGACGGAGCTCGCCTATAGAGTCCCAGCCTCGAAACTTACCCGTAAGAAACTCGACGAAGGTATTGCTTCCGAGGAGAGGCAAGGTCTTGATACCACGATCGACTGGAAGAACACCGGGGACAACTCGTACGATGGGGAAAAACTAAAGATATTAGTACACGATGAAAGTGGTAAATGGGAAAGACCTGACAATATATTAAATAACTGGAGGGTTACAAAAACATGTTTACGACTAGGTAAAAGAATTGTAGGTAAGTGTATGATGGGTTCAACATCAAATGCTTTAGATAAAGGTGGTGCTAATTTTAAAAAATTATATTATGCTTCAGACGTCAGGGAGAGAAACCGCAACGGACAGACTAGCTCAGGACTATATTCTTTGTTCATACCTATGGAATGGAATTACGAAGGATTCATCGATGCTTATGGAATACCTGTATTCGATACGCCAAGTGAAAAGATTAAAGATCCAACCGGTGAATTAATACCCACAGGAGTAATAGAGCATTGGGAAAATGAAGTTGATGGTTTAAAAAACGATCAAGATGGTTTAAACGAATATTATAGACAGTTTCCAAGAACTGAGAAACATGCTTTTAGAGACGAAGCTAAATTATCTTTATATAATCTAACTAAGATATACGAGCAAATAGATTACAATGAAGAGGTTAGAAATAAAAGTTTAGTTACAAGAGGTAGTTTTCAGTGGAGAGGTGATGTTAAAGATACTGTCGTTGAATTTAGACCAAACAGTAATGGTAGGTTTTATGTGTCTTGGGTTCCATCAATGAACTTGCAAAACAACGTTATTGTTAAAAATGGCCTTAAGTATCCAGGTAATGAGCATATTGGTGCTTTTGGATGTGATAGTTATGATATATCGGGTACAGTAGATAAAAGAGGATCTAACGGAGCTTTACATGGTTTAACTAAATTTAATATGGACAACGCTCCATCTAATATGTTTTTCCTTGAATATATAGCTAGACCTCAGACAGCTGAGATATTCTTTGAAGATGTACTAATGGCTTTACATTTCTATGGTATGCCTATATTAGCAGAGAATAATAAACCTAGGTTATTATATTATTTAAAAAGAAGAGGTTATAGAAACTTCTCTATAAATAGACCTGATAAAGCATACAATAAATTGTCAGTGACTGAAAAAGAAATAGGTGGTATACCAAACTCTAGTGAGGATATTAAACAAGCTCACGCGGCTTCTATTGAAACATATATAGAAGATTACGTTGGTTACACTGGTGAAGGGTATGGGCAAATGTATTTTCAAAGAACACTAGAAGACTGGGCAAGATTTAATATAAATAATAGAACAAAGCATGATGCTACGATAAGTTCTGGACTTGCTGCTATGGCTTGTAATAAAAATAAGTATTCGCCAGTATACAAAACACAAAGGAAAAAAGTGCAATTATCTTTTAACCGATATGACAACAACGGAAGTATTTCAAAAATAATAAAATAAATGATTTATACTAATACGAACAGTTCTTTCCCCAGTCAGGTAGTACCAGACGCAGAAAAGCAAACCTTAGAATATGGTTATGCTGTAGGTAGAGCTATTGAAAACGAATGGTTTAAGGGTGATAGAGGGACTAACATTGGTGGTAGATTTGCTGGTAATTGGCAGTATTTCCATAAGTTAAGATTATACGCTAGAGGAGAACAATCTGTTCAAAAATACAAAGATGAGTTATCTATAAACGGTGACTTAAGCTACTTAAACCTAGACTGGAAACCTGTAGCTGTTCTATCTAAGTTTGTTGATATTGTTGTCAACGGTATGACAGATAAAGGTTACGAAATAAAATCATTTGCATCAGATCCTTTCGCTGTAAAAGAAAGAACACAACATGCCACTGATTTAGCTGAAGATGCTTTTTCTCAGGATTTAATACAAGAAGCTCAGCAGAATTTTGGTATAGATTTAAGTAGGACTAATACACCTAAAGATCAATTACCTAAAAGTAAAGAAGAACTAGAGTTGCACATGCAGCTAACATATAAGCAAGCTATAGAAATAGCAGAAGAAGAGCTTATAAACAATGTATTAGATTACAACAAGTACGAAGAAGTTAAGAAAAGAGTAGCTTACGATTTAGTTGTGTTAGGTATAGGTGCTAGTAAAACTGACTTTAACCTAGCTAATGGAGTTACTGTTGACTATGTAGATCCAGTTAATTTAGTACACTCTTACACAGAAGATCCAAACTTCGAAGATATATACTATGTAGGAGAGGTTAAGAGCGTACCGTTAGAGGAGGTTAAAAAACAATTCCCAGACTTAACAGACGAAGATCTTATAGAGATACAGCGCTACCCTGGTGATTCAACTAGGACTAGAAACTTTAATGGACAGGACAGTAATAATGATAATGTTCAGGTTTTATACTTCGAGTATAAGACTTATAGTAATCAAGTATTTAAGATAAAGCAAACTGATCAAGGCTTAGAAAAAGCTTTAGAGAAAGACGACACATTTGACCCGCCTGAGAGTGATAACTTTAACAGAGTTAGTAGATCAATAGAGGTATTATACAGTGGTGCTAAAATATTAGGTTACGAAAAAATGCTTAAATGGGAACTAGCAGAGAATATGACTAGACCTTTCAGTGATCAGACTAAAGTTAATATGAACTACACTATATCTGCTCCTAGAATGTACAAAGGTAGAGTTGAGAGTATAGTTAGTAAGACTATTGGTTTTGCTGATATGATACAGCTAACACACTTAAAGATACAACAAGTATTAGCACGTATGGTACCTGATGGTGTATTTGTAGACGTTGACGGATTAGCTGAGGTTGATCTTGGGAATGGAACAAATTACAATCCGCAAGAGGCTCTCAATATGTACTTCCAAACTGGTAGTATAGTTGGTAGATCATTAACACAAGATGGTGATCCTAACAGAGCTAAAGTACCTATACAAGAATTACAAACATCGTCAGGTATGAGCAAAATACAAGCGCTTATACAAACTTATCAGTATTATTTACAGATGATAAGAGACGTGACAGGACTTAATGAGGCTAGGGATGGTAGTCAACCAGCAAAGGATTCTTTAGTTGGTTTACAAAAACTAGCTGCAGCTGCTTCAAATACAGCTACTAAACATATATTACAGTCCTTAATGTATATAACTGTAAGAGTGTGTGAGAATATAAGTTTAAGAGCGGCTGATATGTTGAACTTCCCATTAACTAAAAACGCTTTAATGAATTCTATAAGTAGCTTTAATGTTAATACGTTAGAGCAAGTGGAGAAATTAAACATGCACGAGTTTGGTATATTCTTAGATTTAGAACCTGATGAAGAGGAAAAGCAGATACTGGAAAGAAATATACAAATAGCATTACAGTCTGGAGGTATTGATCTTGAGGACGTTATAGACTTAAGGCAGATATCTAATATTAAGTTAGCTAACCAAATGCTTAAAATAAAGCGTAAGCAAAAGATGGAGGCTGATAGAAAAGCTCAAATGGAGAATATACAGGCTCAAGCCCAAGCAAATGCTCAGGGCGCTGAAAAAGCTGCTATGGCTGAGGTTCAAAAGCAACAAGCATTAGCTCAGACGACTCTTCAGATAGAACAAGGTAAATCTCAATTCGAGATGCAACGCATGCAAGCTGAGGCTCAAATTAAAAAAGAGCTTATGGCTGAAGAATTTAATTACAATATTCAGTTAGCTAAAGCAAGGGCTGATGCTGAAAAAGGAAAAGAAAAAGATATAGAAGATCGTAAAGACGAAAGAACTAGAATACAAGCTACACAACAATCAGAGCTTATAGCACAACGTCAGAACGATGAATTACCTAAGAATTTTGAGTCTTCAGGTTTTGACTCGCTAGGTGGTTTCGGATTAGAACAGTTCGACCCTAGATAAAAAAACTTTATTAATTTTATATTATTATATTATGTCAGAACAAACAGTAAAACAAGAGGGTGAATTTAAAATAAAAAAAAGAAAGACACCTAAGAAATTAGCTACACCAGAGAACAATGTTACTAAGGTTAGCATGAAAGAACCTTTGATTGAGACAGAGCCAGAGGTTACAAAAGTAGTAATAAAAAAAGAAACTGATGCCATTCAAACACAAGCGACAGATGATAGCGATGTTATTGTCAAAAAACCCGAAAACAGTTCAAACGGCGAAGCAGTGGTTAAAGAAATACGGGAGTCCGAAGAAGAAGTAGATTCACCAATACAATTAGTAAGTGAAGATGATAACGAAGGGGCTGATAAAGTAACCACTGAATACAAAGAAGCTATAAGAGATGAAAAAGTATTAGGCAAGCCTTTACCTGAAAATATCGAAAAACTAGTTTCTTTTATGGAGGAAACTGGTGGTAACATAAGTGATTACGTTAGGCTTAACGCTGATTACTCTAGTGTAGATAACGAAACATTATTAAAAGAATATTATAAAAAAACGAAACCTTATTTAGAAGGTGACGATATAAGTCTAATGTTAGAAGATTTTTCATATGATGAAGATATTGACGAGCAAAGAGACATACGCAAGAAGAAACTTGCATTTAAAGAAGAAGTTGCAAAAGCTAGAAACTTTTTAGAGGAAACTAAGAGTAAATATTACGATGAGATCAAGTTGAGACCAGGCGTAACTCAAGACCAACAAAAAGCTACTGACTTTTTTAACCGATATAACGAAGAGCAGAAAGCTGGTAAAGCAAAACACTCGGAATTTTTAAAACGTACTAATGAACTGCTAACTGACGATTTCAAAGGTTTTGATTTCAACGTTGGTGAAAGTAAGTTTAGGTACAGTGTAAAAAATCCACAAAAGGTAGCAGAAGCACAGTCTGATATTTCTAACTTCATTGGGACGTTCCTAAATGACAAAGGAGAAGTTAAAGACACTAAAGGTTACCACAAAGCTTTATATGCTGCTAGAAACGCTGATACGATAGCGCAACATTTTTATGAGCAAGGCAAAGCAGACGCTGTTAGAGATGTTATGGTTAAATCAAAAAACATTTCAACAGAACCTAGAAAAACTAGTGGTGGTGATGTGTTTATTAATGGTTTAAAGGTTAAAGCTATTTCTGGTGCTGATTCTTCAAAATTAAAGATAAAAACAAGAAAATTTAACTAACAAAATTAAACAAAATGAGTTTAACTCCACAATTTGGTTCATTGAAACCATCTCAAAAACAAGAGATTTTAGATAGCAATTATCTAAAGTTTAACGACGGTGCTGCTGGAACAGACACTTTCGCACAACAATACTTACCAGAGATCTACGAACAAGAAGTAGAGCGTTACGGAAACAGAACATTATCTGGATTCTTAAGAATGGTAGGAGCAGAAATGCCAATGAATTC